TGCCGATGCCGCCCTTGTAGACCTTGCCCTGTGTGGATATGCCAGCTTTTTTTGCCTGCTCAAAAATATGCTTCCGGTTCGTTCTCCCCATCTTGTCAGCCCAGTGGTGGCTGCCTTCAAGGAAATTCCTGTCCGTCCCCTTCGTGCCAGGTGGACGCCTCTGGGCCAGCATCGCAGCAAAACCGGCGTTATTGCCCTCCTCGATCAACTGGTCGAAAAACTCGGCGCAGCCCATCCGCTCACATTCTGCCCGGTGTCTATCTAGATGTACGTCTGACATTATCTATCCCGGTGGTTGTGGTGGAACTGGCGGCGGTGGAAACGGCCACGGTCGCCTCCGTATCGGGCCGGGTGGAATAACTGGCTTCTGAATCCTCTCAGCTAGCCTCCGCTGCATAGGGTTAAGCGGCTTCGGAGAAAGACTCCTGATAAATTCCTCTGGCGGGATATTCCTCTCGATGTCGTATGCCATTGTTCTTTCTCCTACTGAAGCCGCTTGCGGAACTTTACAGTTCCCTGTGGCGTCGAAATCGTACCGAGCGCCATGACCAAAGGAGCCTTCTTCTTCTCAGCCAGAAACTCCTCGTCACCCGGACGACGCATTCGCTCACTGTGAACGTCTACCCTGCTGGCAAGATTGGCCCGGCGGATCAACTCCCTGCCCGGCGCACGCTGGCCACCGCTGTAGTAATGCTCCATGTGCCCGAAGTCCATGTCATCCACGGCACCGAGCAGCTTCTTCAAAATATCGTTGTGATCCTGCATCATTCTCCCACCTTCTTCTCCCGCATGATCTCAAGTTCAAGCTGCTGTTTCTCCTTCTCTATTCCCATACTCTCCTTCTTGAGTTCGATGTCTAGCTGCTTGCCCTGCATGTCTAACTGCTTGCCCTGCAAGTCCATCTGCTTCATCTGCATATCAACCTGCTGCTTCTGCTGCTCTGCCTGGGACTCGGCCTGGGCCTGCTGTTCCTGGGCCTGCATCTGCTCTTGCTGTGCCTGCTGCTGTTGTTGCATCTGCTCTTGCTGCTGTTCCTCTGGCCCCGCCCCCGGTTCCTCGGCAACCATGTAGCGGGCAGGATCAAGGTCGTTCGCCTTGGCCCAATCCTCAATAAGGGCATTGTATGGCCCTGGATTCCCCTGCGCTGCGAACTGCTGCAACTGCGGCATGGCGATCTGGGCAAACTCGTTAAGCTGACGTACCCGGTTGACCTTGTTCGGCTTGCGGGCCGTTCCAGCTTCCACCCGGTAGTCGTAGTCCCGTACCGTCTTCTCAAAACTCTGGGACTTGATCTGCTTTGTCCAGATGTACGCAGCCGAAGCCCCTAGTACCGGGCGCACGTCGTCAGCAGATAAAGACCACTCGGCAGCCTCCATCTCCTTCATCGCGCACGTACTTAGCCAATCCTCTACCTGGCTGGACATATCATCCGGCCTGATAGACACGTTCTGGTTGCGAATCTCTGCCTCCGCCGCGCTGCGGATCTGGGTCGGGCCAGATAAACCGTAGATCAACTCCGTCAGGCCCGTTCGCTTGTCAATCAAGTCGAGAACCTGGCTCACCATCGTCCAGATGTCCGAGTTAAACTGCGGGGCATCCAGAAACGAAACCACGTCCGTCACACTGCGCCCAAACAACTCGGATATTTCAATGTGGGTATAGGGGCCAAGACCGGACTTTATCTGATCCTGAATCTCCGCCCCGGCAGCCTTGGCTATCGCTATGTAGGTCGTGCTGGATGCTGCAACCTTGTCGGCAAGGAAAGACATGCACCAATTGACAAAACGTAACTCACCAATAGCAGGCTTAATTAATGAGATGGGCCAGATTTCCTTGGGCTTGTCGTGAAAGGAGAGTTTACTGAAAGGCCACCCACCGTCCGTCCAAAAAGGAATCGGCCACTGAACCTGCATGAACACTTCCCCAAAACTCTTGTTCTTCAAGTCCTCTGAGGGAAGGTTCAGCGGGAATGGCACGTCCCGTGTGACGGCAAGGTAGCTAAAGTCTCCAAACTGGCTCCAGTTATACTTCGACTTATGGATACTTTCCTTGGAAGACCGGAGACGGTCACCAAAGCCACACTTGGTATAGACTTCCCAGTATTCCAGAAGATCAAAGGTCTTAGCGTCCCGCTTCTCGCTGGACGTTTTGCCGCCCTTCGACTTGTACATCCCCTGGGTTCCCATCGACTCAAGGTTCCCGACAAGTTTCCCGCCCAGCTTAAACTTCTTGTCCACAAGCCATGTCGGATGAACCAGCCTACGGGCAATCCACTGGATGTCTTCCCAATACTGGGCATCAGGGTCTATGACAAGATCATCAACCGAAAGGTAGTAACTCTTGGGGTGCCGGATCTCCGAACCCTTGGGCTGATATATCTCCGTCCAGAGAAGTCCCATCCCCTTGATAATCGCCTCGTTGATAGCGCGGCGGCATTGAACCTTCTTGTCAGTCTCATGCTGCAACCAGTTCAAATAATGCTCCTTGATCGAAGCGTGGGTTCGCTTGATCTCAGAGATAAACTTCCGCTGGGTCTGGAAGTGCGTGTAGTACTGCTGCATCTGAGGGTCGTCCGGGTTGATCCCCAGAGCCTCCGGTGCAACTTCCGGCCCAAAGCGAGGGGTAACCTGCAAGGTCGGATTACGGTGATACAAGACCGGCCCAAACAGCGCCACAGCCTCAAACACACGATTCACCGTCATGCGAAAGGTGGGCGCAGCACCCTGGGAATCCTTGTCAAGGAAACCACCGGGAGCCTTGGCGTACTCGCCCTTCCACATCCAGTCATGCGGGCCGTCGAAGAACTTCATGCACTCATCGGCATATTTGCCGAAGCGTTCCCACTTGTGCTTCTTGGCATCCTTTATCTTCTCCAGCCACAGATCAACAATCGGAGCAGTGGGGTGAGAAGACTTATCCCATTCAGGCATTTACCTCATGCTCCTGCTTTCGATTTTCATACTCGGCAACCTTGATCTCAAGCCATTGTCGCTTGGGATTACCTTTGAACTCAATGCCCAGTTCGATGGCCTTAGCCCGCAGGTTAGAGTACGGCTCCTCAATTTCTTCCAAGGCAGGAGGGGTGGCAGACTTGCGGCCCTCCAGACTGTTAAGCCTGCTCTTGATATCCCGTCTCTCGACAAGTTCGGCCTTGTGAAATGCCGTGAAATCCCACGCACCCGCCTCGCGGTGGTCTACGTTGAGTTTCAGCTTCGGATCATCTATGTGTCGGACAGACTCAAAGTGCCCGCCCTCAGCCGTTCGCACAACCACGTTCCTTCCAGAGCGCGATATGCGAATGATAAAGCCAACCCTCACATCCGACCCCTCAATCATCCCGGTGGGGTAATAAGCAACCGGGGTGCCAACGACAACCTCCGGCATAATAAAATTATGAAGTTCTTCATTCGTGGGAGCATCCATCTCTCATTCTCCAGTAGGGCCAAGGTTAATATAGGAACGGTAACCACCGCTCCTAAGACTCGAATTCATACGACGCTGCTTCTCTCTTTGATTCCGTTCTTTGATGATCCTTGTCACAACCGTATCCCTGATCGGCTTGTAGGGCGGCTGAATATAATTCATTCCATGAGCCGCCGCATACTCGCACGTTTCGATTGCATGACAATTTCCCCGCCTCATCCCCTCGTCTGTGATAAATCCATTCACGACCTTCTTCTTGAAACGGTAAAACTCCCGTACAAGATTCGGGCACGTTTCCATGACAACCAGCATCTTGGTCGTACCACCAGCCCTCACATGGAGCAAGTCCCTGAGCTTCATCTCCCGACCAGCAATATCGTCGCTGCCAGGATAAAACCCGCTTCCTGTCTCCACACTCCTCACACCCCTCGCCTCCAGTTCCCGTGTGTACTGAATCCTCGGCAGCACACCACTCGCTATTTCCCTGATCCGGCCCCCGTGTGCGTCAATTATAAATGACTGGAACACATTGTCCCGTGTTTTTCGCATCACTGCTTCTGCGAAGATTTCTGCCGTACACTGTTGTAAATAAAGCTCATCATAGCACACTACGTGATCTCCTAGTGCAGGAGGGGGGATAGCCCAGAAAGTCGCTGCACAAACACTGTGCCCTGGGTCAACCACCATATATCTGCACCAGTCCTTGGGTGGATCTCCTTTGGCCTCTGTGAGTATTTTCTGAACCTCTGTGCGTGGTTCTTCGTGCCTGATAGCCCGGTGGAGATCCTTTGAGAAGGTGGGGTACATGAGGACGCTATCTGTGACCATCTCCCC